CCTCTTCTTTTTGTGTGAGCTGATTTCCCTGAGAGTTGGTGGGCCGTGAGTCGTGTTGATGATCTGCGAGATGACTACGACCTTTTGGGCTCAGCGATGCAGGCGGCCGAAGGTTCGTGGCTGGCGTCACTCGCCCGCGAGCGCCGTGTGATTGGCGAGTTACTAGAAGCCCTCGAGACTCCCGAAGAGGTGACCGTTGTCGACGAATTGGACGCTCAACGTCGAGCCCGCACCGGCGATTCTGGTTCTTCCTCCCGACGCCGCAAGTCTGGATGAAGCTCACGCAGCTATTGAGCTGTGGGAGCACTATTCACGCAAGACGCTCGACCCGACACAGCGGCTAGCTGTTGAGGTGATGATGGCCGAAACGGCCGATCATCGCTGGGCTGCTCAGACGACCGGTCGCGAGATGGCCCGCCAGAATGGCAAGGGCGACGAGATCGAGGTCGTTGAGTTCTGGGGCATCGTTCAGCGCGCCGAAGCAATCCTTCACACGATCCACGACGCTGTCCTGCTGGCGACCGAGACACAGGCCCGCATGTTGATGGTTCTCGATCACAAGGATCTCCGCTCGAAGATCAAACGTAAATGGACCGGCACCGGTCAGCAGATGATCGAGATGCGTAACGGTGGTCAGATTTGGTATCGCACCAGAACGGGGGGCGGTGGCCGAGGCACTGACGATATCGATCGCGTGGTTGTTGATGAAGCTCAGCACGCTACCGCCGAGCAACTGGCAGCAATGACGCCGACGCTATTTGCCAACGCCAACCCTCAACTCAACATGATCGGCACCGCCGCTCTCCCGAAGATATCGAAGCCGTGGTGGGCTGTTCGTAAGCGTGCGCTACTGGCTGACCCTGGCCCGTTCGGTTACGTCGGCCACACCGCTGAGACGCTAAGCCTCAGTCCGAACGGTGATGTCGTTTCGGTTGTGCCTTTAGATTTCACCGACGAGTCGGTATGGATTGCGACCAACCCAGCCGTCACCCACCGACCTGCAGGCAAGATCGAGTTTCTTCGTGAGCAGTATTACCTGCTCGGCCCGATTGGTTTCGGCCAAGAGCATCTCTGTATCTGGGCTGTTGAGCCTGGCACTGATGGCGAGGCTGGCCCGATCGATCTCGACATGTTCGCATCACTCGGCCGCGTCAACGTTGAGTATGACCATTCGACGGTGTCGCTTGCGTGCGTCGTTGCCTATGACCGTTCGTGGACTTCGATCGTGGCGGTCGGTTTGGCGCCTGATGGTTTTGAGCAGGCGAAGCTAGTCGCCACTCGGCCAGGTACTCAATGGGCCGCTGAGCGTGTCCGTGAGTTGTGCCAGGAACTCGGCGGTAAGCCGGTCGCAATGGTCAAAGACGAACCGCTTATCGACGACATGATTGCTCTCGGCGTGACGGTTGTCCCAGTGTCCGGTGCTGATCAAGCCAAGTCTTCACAGAAGCTCATTGACGCATGCTCCGGCGAAGCACCAACACTCCGCCACCGTGGGGAACCGGCGCTAACGAAGGCGCTCGAGCTGGCCGCCACGAAGCCTTACGGCGACGGCAACACTGACTTTAGTAGCCGGGCATCGAACGGTGACATCTCGCCACTTAAAGCACTGACGCTCGCCTACGGCCGGCTAGGTGCTGAACAAGCTTTAGGCGATCCGCTCGCCGCCATTCTTGCCTGATTAGGAGGCCAACATGCCGAGTCTTTCGACGTTCGTGCAACTTGCTGGCGGCTGTGTCTTTGTGGGCGGCTGCTTCGTTCTGACGGTATGGCTTGGCCTTATCGTGGGCGGCGCGCTGCTCATGCTTACCGCTGAGGCAATGGAGCGCACATCGTGACGTTGGGCTCTTCGTTTCAGAAGCGGTCGATCTCGCATCAGGATGTGTTTGGTTCTGGCGGCAATTGGTCTGACGTTTCGGGCGGTTCCGCCACAGTCTCGAAGCAGCTTGCTATTACTTCGACGCTAGCGTGTGTCGACATCAAGGCGGCGTCGATCATGTCGATGCCGCTTCACGAGTACACGCCGTTAGGTGATGGCCGGACGAAGGTCACGAAGTCGGCAATCCTCGATTCGCCGTCGGAAGTGTTCAGTCCTGAAGAATGGCTTTACGCCTGCTCGGCGTCGCTGTCGTTGTGGGACGAGGCCATCGGCTTTATCACCGCATCTGCTCGCGGTGGCTGGGCGACGAAGCTCGAATGGTTGAACCCTGACGACGTATCGAAAGAGAAGTTTCAAGGCCGAGTCAAGTACGGCTACGCCGGCAAGTTGCACGAGAAGTGGCCGCTCGGCCCGATCGTACATATCCGTCGTCGTCCGCTGCCTGGTTCTCTCGGTGGTGGTGCGTCGATCGGCAAGGCGCTCGATCAGTTGGTCACGTTGGGCACGGAGGGCGCTAAGGCGCAGGTTGCTTCATATCTGGCTGGTGGCCTACCGCTCGCCCACCTTGAGTGGGAGGGGCAGCTCGACAGTGAGCAGGCCAAAGCGACAGCGGACCGTTACGAAACGTCTCGTCGTACAAATCCAGGCCGACCATTCACGACCGGCAAGGGTTGGAAGCTGACACCCATTTCCCGTGGTGACGCCACTTCTGACATGGTTGCGATGCGTGAGCGGATCGCTACAGAGATCGCGGTGGCGCACGGTGTGCCGCCCGAGCTTGTTGGTGGTTCTACCGGCAGTTCGATGACGTACAGCACGCTTGAGGGCGTGACGCGTTCGCTTGAGGTGCGTGCGTTGTATCCGGTTTATGTCGCGATGGAGCGGACGTTCTCACGGAACCTGCTGCCCGGTGATCGTTTCTGCAAGTTCAACGCCGACGCAACTGTCCGTACATCACTAGCTGACCGTTACAAGGCGCACGACACAGCTATCCGCGCCGGTATGGCGTCGCCTGATGAGCGTCGAGCGCTTGAGGACGAGGCACCAATCCCGAATGGCGCAGGCGACGTGTACTTGTGGCCGCCATACGCAACGACACCGACCCCTTCGGAGGTTCAGCAATGATCGACACACTCACGACCCGCCGCGGAATCGTTGAAGCTGGCACGCCGGCGCCCGGCTACGCCTATCGCGCTGAGGGCGTCAAAGTCCAGATGAGGGCCGCAGGTGACGGTGAGTCCACTATCACGGCGTACGCGGCCGTGTGGAACCGTTACAGCCAGAACCTCGGCGGCTTCGTTGAGCAGCTCGACCCCGACGCTTTCACCGAGTCGTTGCAGGACGACGACCAGATCGCAAGCTACAACCACGATTACGGCGCACTGCTCGGTCGTCGTTCGGCTGGCACGCTGATCGTTGAGGCCGACGAGTTCGGGCTACGCTACGACATCCCGTTTGATGGCGCCGACCCTGACCATGTTCGGGTGAAGCGCAAGATTGAGCGCGGCGATCTTCGCGGCTCTTCGTTCACGATGCGGACATCGCCTGACGGTGAGGATCTCACATACACCGACGAGGGCACTCTTCTCGTCACGGTGAAACGGGCCAGCATTATTGAGGTGGCTCCGGTGGTCTGGCCGGCGTACCTGTCGACCGAGGGCGAGGGCGCTGCTGTTGCTCTCCGGTCGTTGATGGATCGGCACCCTGATGCCGTCGCCGAAGTTCTCGAGCGCATGACTGACCCGGTCGTCCGCGCCGCCCTATTCGCCACTGCTGCCGACGCACCAATCGCCGAACGCAGTGTCTCGCTGAGCTGGGCGCGTTTGCGTCTCGCTGAGCTGAATGCCTGATTGACGGGACCAAACCCGCAGGCGCAACCCACAACACTTCTAGTTGTCCAGAAAGGGCACACCATGAGCGATCTGCTCAAGAATCTCAAGGGTAAGCGCGACGGCCTCGTGGCCGAAATGCGGACCCACCTCGAAGATGCCGAGAAGCGCGACGACGGCCCCGGCGCCGAAGATGACGCCAAGCTCCGCGCGTACGACACCGATATCGCTTCACTCGATCAGCGCATGTCCGACATCGCCGCCACGCTCAAGCGTGCCGACGAAGTCGATCCCGACGTACATCGTGCACTGGATGCCATGACGGCACCGGATACCCGCTCGGATGCTCCGACTGACGCAGTCCTGCTTCGCGACTTCTTGGACGGCAAAACCCGTTCTGTGTCGTTCAAGGGTGGCGCTGTTCAGCGTGACCTGTCGAAGGCCACGGCTGGCGCTGGCGGCGCCACTGTCCCGACGTCGTTCTACGACCAGCTGCAGGCCCACCTGATCGAAGTATCGGGCGTGCTCCAGGCTGGCCCGACGCTTCTTCGTACCAGCTCAGGCGAAGAGATCCAGGTGCCGGCGACGACCGGTCACAGCTCGGCGGCTCTCACCGCTGAGAAGGCTGCGATCTCCGAGTCTGATCCGGCGTTCGCTTCGCGTTCGCTGCCGGTCTACAAGTACGCCACGCTGATTCAGGTGTCGAGCGAACTGCTCACCGATACCGGTATCGACCTGACTGGCTACCTTGCCATGCAGGCCGGTCGCGCTGTCGGCAATGCGTGGGGTACACACCTCACCACCGGTTCAGGTTCGTCCCAGCCGCAAGGTGTCGCTACTGCGGCATCCGCTGGCGTGACCGGCGCGACTGACGTGTTCGTCCCGACGAGCGACAACCTGATCGACCTGTACCACAGCGTCATTTCGCCGTATCGCAATTCGGCGTCGTGTGGCTGGCTGCTGGCTGACAGCAATGTTGCTGCCATCCGCAAGATCAAGGACGGCGACAATCAGTACATCTGGCAGCCCGGCCTTGTTGCTGGCGCGCCGGACGTTCTGCTCGGCAAGCCGGTCTACGTCGATGTCAGCATGGCGGCTGCTGCCGCCGACGCCAAGACGGTCCTGTTTGGTGACTTCTCGACTTACTTCGCCCGTCAGGTGAACGAGGTTCGTTTCGAGTCGTCTACCGACTTCGCGTTCAATACCGACATGACGACGTTCCGTTGCGTCGTGCGCGGTGGCGGCGTGCAGGCTGACACGACGGGCGCCATCAAGGCGTACGTCGCAGGCGCAGCTTCCTGACCTGATTGAACGGGGCGCGGCCATCTTCGGTCGCGCCCCGTTCGTAAGGCCCGTCACACCGAACATCAAGGAGGCGCAATGCCGAAAGTAACAATGACCCGCCAGATCAGCGGCACCCGCAACGGGCAGCACTGGCCGAAGCCTGGCGACTCGATCGACCTGCCCGCCGCCGAAGCCGAAGGCCTCGTGTCTCTCGGTATGGCGACACGCAACGGCGAGGCACCGACGCCACGTCCAGAGACACGCACGGCCGAGCCGACCCGCTCCGCTGTGCACCCGCCACGCAAGCCCACAAAGCCCGCAGCGGCCCGCAAGTAACGGAAGGGGAGCGTCATGGCGTATTGCACTGCAACAGAAGTAATCGAACGGATGGGCGAAGCAACAGTTGGCGCGGCGCTCCTCGGCCGTGTTACTGACGCCATCGAAGCGGCAACCGTCGCCATCGACAACGACACTGGCCGGACGTTCTTACCCGTAACAGCCACCAAGATATTCGGTGTTGGTGGCTACAGCCTCGAGGTGCCCGACCTCATCAGTGTTACGACGTTGAAACTTGACGACGACGACGACGGCACGTTCGAGACAACGATTACGGCCAGCGAATATGAACTTGACGCCTACCACCAGACCGTAGACGGTTGGCCGTACGACACGCTCCGCCTACTTGACCGAGAGTTCCCGCACGGTGGCCGCCGTCGCCGTCGCATCGAGATCGTCGGTTCTTGGGGTTTCGCTGCCGTGCCTTCACCGATCAATCAGGCATGTTCGCTGCTTGCTGCACAGTTGGCGCAGCGTGCAACGTCGGCACTGTTCGGCGTCCAGTCGTTCGGTGATCTTGGGGCGCAAGGCATCCGCACCACCGACCCGCAATACATGAAGCTGATCGGCACATACTCGAAGCCGGCGTTTGCATGACGACGCCGGCTGAACATATCGCCAACGCGATCGCTGCAGCGTGCGACGTCGAGCATGCGCTCCCGTATCGCCCGCCGAGCTTCGCGGCGAAGTCGGCTTTCGTTGCACCCGCTGAGTCGTATATGACGCTCAGTGAAACCTTCGGTGAGATCTCAATCGGCCTTGACGTCTGGATACTCGCGAGCACCGTCGACATGTTGACGTCTCAGGCCTGGATTGAGGCTCAAGCGCTGATTCTAATTAGGGCCGCACCGATTGACATTGGCGGCGACGAGGTCACTGTCAGCGGCGTTAGTGATGTCGGTTTGTCCTCCTTCCCAGACGGCACGACCTATCTCGTTTGCCGCATTTCTTACACCAGATATTCGATCGTATGAAAGGCACACCAATGAGCAAGTCACCCGTTTATGAGGCGCAGGCCGATCTTCAGTGGTGCGGCCAATCGTTTTCCGCAGGCGACGAGGTGACCGGCGACGCGCTGGCTGCCCTGTTGCCGTACGGCGACCGTTTCGCCGCTCTCCGTAAGCCCGCACCAGTCGCAACACCAACCCCGAAGGCCTCAGGCCCGACCACAGAGAAGGAGGCCTGACATGGCCGGATACAGGATTATTACCCCGAAAATCTCAATCAACGGAACCGACGTCAAAGCGATGTCGAAGACTGTCAGCGTCACGCCTGGCGACGACCTGAACTTCGTTGAGAAGGAATGGACCTGCTCGATTGACGTGGAGCTCGCTTACGGTTCCGGTCTGTCGCACACCGTCATTTCGGCTTTGCGTGACACGGTGGTTGAGATCATCATCGCCCCGACGAATGCTGTCGTTGGAGCCGGTAACCCGTTCTGCACGTTCAACGCTCGCATTCCGGCGATCCCGTTTATGATGGGCGCCGAAACCGGTCAGCGTCAGACGTTCACCCTGGATCTCGTTTCCGAGGGTGAACCCGTCTTCACGGTGTCGTGACCAAGCCATCGATCGAGGTGGAGGGCGCGCGCCAGTTGAAGCGTGCTCTCCGCCAGATCGAAGGCGGCTCGAGCGACCTGAAAGAGATTCACGCGAAGGCCGCGAAGATCGTCGAGGACGAGGCAATAGCTCGCGTACCGCGGCGCTCGGGCCACCTTGCCAACACTCTACGTTCGTCCGGCATTGCGTCGGGCGGCGTCGTTCGTGCCGGCTTCGCAAAAGTCCCGTACGCCGGCCCCATTCACTTCGGCTGGGGCAAGCGCAACATCTCGCCTAACCCGTTCCTTTATGACGCTCTCGACCAGCGTCGCATGGAAGTTACCGGCGAGTACGAGTACCACGTCAAAAAGCTAATCAAGAAACATGGCCTTGATTGAGGCCCAACATTGGGGGAAACCATGAAACTGCAGCTCAACATCACGAAGACTGACGGCACCGAAGAACTGGTGCCCGTCCGACCGCGTACACAGGTCGCCTATGAGCGGCACTTTAAGGCGCAGCTGAATAGTGACATTGGCATGGAGCAGCTCTATTGGCTGGCGTGGCATTCGGCCGGCGTTGTCTCCAAGTTCGACAACTGGCTGGACGATGTCGAACTCGTCGCGGCCGTAGTTGACGATGGCGAAGGTGACGACCCTTTGGACGCGAATCAGTCCTCTGGGGAGTTGTTGCCGTCGCCATTGAGTCAGGCGCCGGGATCACCATCGACGAGTTGATGGAGGACGGCGACCTGTTCACGGTCGCCGCCAACTATCTGAACTGGCGATCCGATCAGCAGTCCCGCAAGTAATCCGAGTTATGACGAAAGGCGGGCGAGCGTGGCATCTAAGTCGGTCATCAACGTAAAGATATTGGGCGACAATAAGGGTCTGAAGGCCAGCCTCGACGACTCGTCGAGCAAGATCGGCAACTTCGTCAAGACAGCCGGGAAGTCTGCTGCTGCGGTCGGTATCAGTTTAGGCGTCGCCGCTGTCAAGGGCATCGCCGCGTTCGCTGATTTTGAGAAGTCGATGAACGAGGTGTTCACGCTCCTGCCGGGGATCTCGGCCGAAGCGATGGACGACATGTCTGGGCAGGTGAAGGAATTCTCCAAGAAGTTCGGCGTACTCCCCGAGGAGACAATCCCGGCGCTGTATCAGGCGCTCTCGGCTGGCGTGCCCGAGGGCAACGTCTTCGACTTCATGGAGACGGCGCAGAAGGCGGCGAAGGGCGGCGTCACTGATCTAACGACAGCCGTCGACGGGATCTCGTCGGTCGTGAATGCTTACGGCGACGAGATCATTTCAGCGGCTGAAGCGTCGGACCTGATGTTTACGACGGTGCGTCTCGGCAAGACGACGTTCGAGGAGATCAGCGCAAGCATATCGAACATCACGCCGATCTCGTCGGCTCTCGGTGTCGGCTTCGACGAGGTGTCTGCGGCCCTCGCGGTGCTCACATCGAAGGGTGTCCCGACAGCGGGCGCGACAACCCAGATCAAGGGTGCGCTGGCCGAGCTCGGCAAAGAAGGGACGATTGCCGACAAGGCGTTCCAGGCGATGACCGGTGGCGGTTTCCAAGACTTCATCGACCAGGGCGGCACGATGGGCGACGCCTTCCAGCTCATCGCTGATGGTGCTGAGGCGTCGGACAAGTCGGTGCTCGATATGTTCGGTTCGGTCGAGGCCGGGCAGGCAGTCTTGGCGCTCACCGCTAACGGCGGCGAAGCGTTCACCGATGTCATGGGCGAGATGTCTAAGTCGGCCGGCGCGACCGAGGATGCGTTCGACACAATGGACGGCGGCCTAGCGTCGGCGTTCGACAAGATCAAAGCGACGTTCGCTGTCATCCTGATCGAGATCGGTGAGAAGCTGGCGCCGACCATCCAGAAGGCCGCCGACTGGATCACGGAGAACTCCGAACGGATCTCGGCGGCGTTCGACAGGGCGATGGCGTTCCTCGGCGACGCGATCGACATCGGCGTTGCAGCGATCTCGACGCTGGTTGAGTTCGTCAGGCGCAATTTCCCGACAGTGCGCGAAGCCATCGAGGACGTGTTCGACTGGCTGACCGGTACAGCATGGCCCGCAGTCAAGCCAGTCTTTGAGGCGATAGGCGACGCGGCCGAAGAGGTGGCGACCTTCTTCGTCGATAACTGGCCGAAGGCACTTGAAGCAGCTCGAGGCGTGTTCGACTTCCTCAAGAAGAACAAAGACGAAGTGATCGGGGCGCTGGCAGCGCTCGGCGTGGTGCTGCTCGTTTCTGTCGTTGCTCCACTCCTCGCTGCGGCTGCGGCTGCGATCGTTGCCGCCGCGCCGTTCGTCGCTCTTGTGGCTGTTGTGGCTGCCATTGGCGCCGCCCTCGTTTACGCCTACCAGAACTTCGAGCCGTTCCGAAACGCCGTCGACGCGGTCGTTCAGTATCTGATGAACGACGCCTGGCCGATGATCCAGATGGTCGCCGCCGAAATCGTCAAGGCATTCGACGCGGTCGTCGCGTGGTTCAAAATGATCTGGCCCGACATCCTGACGGTCGTCTCGTTCGTTGTCGACGCCGTCAAGAAGTACATCGAGATTTGGGTTGCGACCGTCACCAAAATTTGGGAGACGTTCGGCGACACGATCCTCCAGTACGTCGCCGACGTTTGGGATTTCATCCAGTCCTACATCGACGGCGTGATCAAAGCTGTCCGAGGCGTCATCCAGACGGTGACGGCTCTCATTAAGGGCGATTGGTCGGGCGTCTGGGAAGGCATCAAGACGATCCTTTCGGGCGTCTGGGATGGCATCAAGGCGGTCGTTCAGCTTGCAATCGACATCGTGAAAGGCGCGATCAATATCGGGCTCGACGCGATTAAGGTTGCATGGTTCGCCGTATGGGGCGCCGTTTCCGGTTTCGCTGACGACATTTGGGAAGACATCAAGGGCTTCGCCTCGAGCGGCATCGATGCCGTTGTCGGCTTCGTTACCTCGCTACCTGGCCGCATCGCCTCAGGCGTTGCCGGTGCGTTCGATTCGATCTACGACGGATTCAAAGGCGTCATCAACCGTGTGATCGATGCATGGAACGGGCTCAGCCTCCCCGGCTTCACGATCGGCGGTTGGGACCCTCCCGGCCCTGGCCCCTCGTTCCCGTCGCTGACCATCCCGTCAGTCGGCACGCCGAACATCCCGCGGCTCCATAGCGGCGGCGTTGTGCCGGGGCTGCCCGGTACGGATCAGGTGACGATGTTGCAGGCCGGCGAGCGTGTCTCGTCGATAGGCGATTCGCGGGCCACTGAGCCCGACTGGAAAGCCGTGGCCCGTGAGATGGCCCGAGAGTACGCCCGGACGTTGCAACAAGAAAGGCGGGCGGCGTGACAATTTTGACGCTGACCAAGACCGCGATGGCGCCGATATCGGATCTGTCCGACGTGTTGCTGTTGCCGCAGTCGTCGGAGATGGTGACGCACGCCGCGCCGTCGTTGGTGCGGGTCTATGCCGGCGGTGTCCGCCGGATCGTTTCGACGCCGGGCGAGGCCGAGGTTGTAACGGTGACGTTCGGCCGGATGGATCGGGCCGACTATACGTCGATGCTCGATCTGCTTCGTGTGGCGATCCTGTTCCGCGATCAGCGTGGCCGGCAGTTGTACGGCGTGTTCTCGAGCATCTCGGGCGAAGAGGTGCGGACGCATCCTGACAGGGTGATGAACGTCGCGATCGTTGTCGAGAACATTACATATTCGGAAATCGTATGACGGTCCTGCTCTGGTCGTCGCTGACGCCGGCGCAGCAGGTCACGCTCATCGAGGGGCGCCAGGTCTTCTACGACGCCGGCTGTGATCTGCTCGACTCCGATGACGTGCTCATCGAGGATCTCGGCTCCGACTTTCTGGCGGCGGGGTCGAGTGTCGACCGTGGCATCTTTCGGACGCTTCACGGGTCGTGTCGGCTGAACCTTGCCCGCGAGGTGGCGTGGGGCTCGCAGCGGCTCCGGCCGTACATGCTGGTTTCGTCCGACGGTGCGACGTGGTATCGGCTGAACCTGGGTGTGTTCTTGCCGTCTACACCGGAGCGCCGTATCGGTGAAATCCCACCGACATGGCAGGTCGAAGGTTTCGACAAGCTCGACGTGTTGAACACGCCGCACGGCGTCACTTATTCGTTGGCGTCGGGTAGTGCGATCATCGCTGCCGTCGAGGCGTTGATCACCGGGGCGGGTGAGGCGAAGGTCAGCATCGACCAGACGGCGGCCGCTACAACGTCGGCTGCTGCTCGGGTGTTCCCGTTGGCCGACGAGACAACGACGCTGCAAATCGTCAACGACCTCCTTGAGTCGATCGGCTACCGGGCGTTGCGTGTTGACCGTGACGGATGGTTCCGGTCGGTCCCGTATCTGTCGCCCACCGATCTGCCGACGGTCTGGACGTACAGCGCCGATTCGGTGTCTACGACGGTGAGCGAATCCCGCACCAGCATTTCGGACTATTACCAGGCGGCTAACGAGATCATCGGTGTCAATGATGATGCGACGGCGGCGGCGGCACCGGTCGCCGGTACCGGGCTTTACACGCTAACGAATCAGTCGGACGGTTTGACTTCAATCGACGGGCGTGGCGGGCGAACGATCCGCCGTATTATTCGCGGCACGTACGCCTCGCAGGATGCGTTGGAGACTGCGGTGTTGCGGGTCATGGACGCGGAGTCTCGTGTCGCCCGGCTGTTCGAGCTGTCGGTGTCACCGAATCCGATTCACGGCCATTCCGGCGTCGTCAAGTTTGTCGATAGTTCCGTTCCGGTCGATGGCCGGTTTCTGGTCACAGCATGGTCTTTGCCGCTCGACGGCAGCGATATGAAACTCAGTTTAAGGGGAGTGTGAAATGTTGGTAACTGGTGGGCGAACCCAAGAGATTACTTGGGGTGAGGTGGCGGCTACGTCGCCGTTGACAGTGTTATTCGCGGGGGATGCTACGGCATCTCCGGTCGCGTTGAAGGATGCGTCGTTGACGTTGTCGGTTGCCGACAAAGTGATGCTCGCGAAGGTCGGCAAGCCTGACGGCTGGGCCGTCGTGTTGAAGCTGGGAGCGACCTGATGGGCACATATCTTTCAATTGCCCACCAAACATCCCCGTTCGTAACCACGTATAAACGGGCGGGCGACGTACTCACTAAACTCTCCAACCCTGCCACCCTCCCGACGGGTCTTGGCCTCGGCGCTTCATGGTCGCCTGACGGTACATATCTTTCAATTGCCCACGACACATCTCCGTTCGTTACGACGTATAAACGGACCGGTGACACCCTAGTCAAACTCTCCGACCCCGCCACCCTGCCGACGGGTGTTGGCTACGACGCTTCATGGTCGCCTGACGGTACATATCTTTCAATTTCCCACCAAACATCCCCGTTCGTTACGACGTATAAACGGGCGGGCGACGTACTCACTAAACTCTCCAACCCTGCCACCCTGCCGACGGGTAATGGTCGAAGCTCTTCATGGTCGCCTGACGGTATATATCTTTCAATTG